CATCATACGGAGACTCTGCAAGATTAAACTCACCCAAACCATAGACATATATCCAACCGTTATAGTCAACGGTGATTGCATTTATTCTTTCGTTTGCATTCTCTGGTTTCGGGAACCCGTGTTCCGACTCGCATTCAATATCGATAGTAGCAACTTTAATCTTAGAAAAATCATAATCAATCTCACCTTTGTAATTGTCACCGATGAATTGATAAACGAAATCGTTGTTTCCGTAAATATCAAAACCCTTGATGTCTTGATACTTGTTTATGAATTCACGGGTGTCTGGAATGTTGCCTGGTTGAACAGGTTCAACAAACAAACCGTCAAGTGTTCTATATTCTGTCTTCTTGTTAGAAGGCACATACATTGTAGGATAGAATTCCTCTCGTCTTTGAAAGGGAGTTCCATCCTCAGAAATGCCACGATAAAGAATAAACTTACCTCGTTGCGTTATGTTTGTATAGTATTCACTCACGAAAGATGCTCCATCAGTGTGTTGGGTACTTGTTCTTTAATTCTCTCATGTGATATTGTAGCATATTCTGGATTTAATTCAATACCAATATACTTCTTTTGATTGTTAAGTGCTACAACACCTGTGGTGCCAGAACCACTGAAAGGGTCAAGAACTGTTCCACCATCGGGACACCCTGCAAGAACACAAGGTTCAATTAGTTTCGGTGGATAGACTGCGAAGTGTGCGCCTTTATAACCGTTAGTCGCAATAGACCAAACATCTCGTTTGTTTTTACCTTTGAGTTTCGTTGCATCGTAGAGTGTTCCACTATATGCATTGTTCAAAGTCTTGTCTTTGTTTTCTGTGTGTTTGTTACCACCAAACCCCGCAGTGCCTGGAGGATCTTTTCTGTCAGGGTTCTTGAGTGGTTCTAGAATCGCATCCTTGTCATAGTAATAGTTCTTGCTTTTTGATAGGAGAAAGATATGTTCGTGACAAGATGTTGGTCTGTCATTGACAGGAATAGGCATTCCGTTTGGTTTATGCCAGATAATGTCTGAACGCAACCACCAACCGTCTGCTTGTAGAGCAAATGCAACTCTCCAAGGAATACCTACCATGTCTTTTGGTTTCAGTCCTTGGACTTTGGCATTCTTTGCGGTAGTTTGTCCGTTTCTGCCTTTAGTATTCTTCGGGTCTTTATACTTTCCCTTTGAACCACTGCCAACATAAGAGTCACCTAGATTCAACCAGAGTGTTCCATCATTTCTCAGGACTCGTTTAACCTCCGACATAATCTCAACAAGTTTATCAACATACTCCTCTGGAGTCGCCTCTTGTCCAAGTTGACCATCGTGGTCGTAGTTTCTTAAGGCCCAATATGGTGGTGATGTAACACAACAATGGACTGATTCCTCGTCCATTGTTCTCAACACCTCCAAAGAATCACCTACCTTAATCTCATATTTCATAGGATAATTATACCACAGATATTTAAAAAGTCAATTACTTATTCTTGGAGGAAACATATCCATCGAACAAAATACAATAATTGATAATGTCTACAATGGCGTCGTGATATCCTTCGTTGTCAACTTTCAATTCTCCGGCACTGGCAAAAGTAGAAAGGCGGGAAAGTTTATCACAAAGTCGAACTAGGAATCCCTGCTCGGTTGTGCAAATGCCCATGTCTTCCGACCTTGTAAAGTTGGCGAATGGAGAATCTCCACCTTGTCCTGCGTAATCATGATTCTTCTTTTCCATGATTCCTAATGCTTCGCCACATATTGTTTTGTGGTGTTTAAACAATTCTTGTCTATTCATTATCTAACTCCTGTCGAACCAAAACCACCGACTCTGCTCGTCTTTTGTTCTGGAACATCTTCTGTTTCTTCAATAGTGTAATCATAATTTTTAATCAATTCGCCTTGTGCGATTCTTGCTCCGTCTTCAATCAATACTTCATCTGCTCCGGCATTATAGAGCATCACGAAAGTTTGATGATAATAATCAGAATCAATTATACCTTCTCCGTTGGGCATAGTCAATCCTTTTTTCAGAGAAACACTAGACCGTGTGTGGAGTCTTACTGAATGTCCGTCTGGAATGTCAAAAATTAAACCAGTGGGAACAAGAACTCTATCGCCTGGTGCGATTCTAAATTTTATTTTCTCGTCATGCCATTCTGGTTCAAGTTTAACTTTTAAATTGCTCATTCGATATACTGTGATTGGAACTCCATCTTCTATAAAAGCACATATATCAAAGCAAGCAGAACCCTCTGTTCCAAATTTAGGAGATTTTACCGGTCCACGCATTTTGTAATATTTCAACTTCATAATCTATTCCTTTGCTTCTGATTCACATCCCCATCCTTGTTCTCCTCCAAAAGATTTCCAAAATCTAATATCATAAACATGGGAACTATACAATTGATTCATTTTTTTCTGATACTCTTTGTGTGTGTTTTCTCCGCACCAAGAATCGAACCAGCCAATATCAAACATACAATCAGGTTTCCATTCATATATGTCTGCATGAATTAATCTTATCTTATCATTCTTTGGACAATAATTCCAGACTAAATCTATAACTTCTTGATATTTTTCTACAATGGTAACAGAAGTGACATTCGGATTGTCCATAAGAGATTGATTAACCAATCCCAATCCAAGTCCCGCTACTATCACATTTCCACACGCCTCTTCTAGAAACTGTTTGTGTTCTCTGTATTCTCTTGTAGTGTCTTGCATGATGTGGCTATTCTTGTGGTAAAGAATAGTATATGTGTCGAGTGGTTCTTGTCCGCAAAAATTATCTGTTTTGATATGCTGAACACAAAAATCACCAGAAACACCTTCTGGTATATTCACTTTAATTCTCATCCATACGCCTTCACAGTAACTTTACCATTTGCTCCGGCACCACCATTGGTTTGTGCTGAACCACCACCACCGCCTCCTCCGCCGGGCACAACTCCGGCGTCTGCTTGCATGGCGGCAGGAAATCCACTAGCATCTCCACCATCTCCACCTGCTCCACCGTTTGGTGCATCTCCACCATCTCCACCTGCGATTCCTGATGAACCAGAGGAGAGTCTTGATGCACCAGCACCTCCATTGGTGCTTGTGTCTCCTCCAGTAGATACTCCACCATTACTGAAACCACTTCCACCTACAATACCACCCGGTACCGACTGTCCACCGTTACCACCACCTGCGGAAACACTACTAAATGAATGGATTGATGTAACACTCTCATCTTCATCTCTTGTGTGGGTGGACAGTGTAGTCGCAGAACCATTTGTCCCTCCAAAGTTTGCAGTGCTGTCTCCTGCTCCTCCTGCTCCAACTGTAAAGGATAATTCGTCACCAGATTGCATGTTACTGGGTCTGTAGGTTAATTTAACATATCCACCTGCACCACCACCGCCTCCGTTGTAGTAAGTTGTACCGGCCCGGCCACCCTGACTTCCTGCGAATCCGCCTCCGCCGCCACCGCCCCACATTTCAATCTCAACATAAATTGTACCGGCGGGGATACTATAAGTTTGCGACCCAGTTGATGTGATATTGGTGGTGCTTAACAGTTGATATTCTCTTGTTTTTGATCCTCTTGATGCACCTAACATAATATAAATCCTAAGAGAAGTTTATTCCACCAATAAATCCTTGGTAGGTTGCGCCTGCATTTGTTGTGAGGAAACTCAGAACATCATAACCAGAAGCGGTAAGTGCAGGAGCATTTCCGCCTGGCCAGTCAATAGTAGAATTCCAAGTAACAGTACTTGCGGCACCATTTGTCAATACGATTGTCATACTTCCTGCAATTCCGTTTGAGGGAGGATTTGAAAAACTTAATGTTGGATTTCCACTTTGTACGGTAGCAGTTTGGACATTTCCGTTTTCGAAATCAAAAGAATAGTTTCCTGTTATGTTTCCCACTGCGTATACTGTTTCTGAATAATCTTTAAACTTTGGTCTTGATACTTCATTATCTAGATGTCTAACACCACCATTGAAGGTTGCACCGGCAGCGGATATTCCAGCAAATTCAACAACTAAAGTAGAGGTGGTGACTCCACCAGATGTTATACCGTTCCAATGAGAAACATAGTCCGTCACTGGACCAGTAGCACCAGTAGCACCAGTAGCACCAGTAGCACCAGTAGCGCCCGCTAAACCAGTACCAGTCTGATTTATCAAAACTGTATTGTCTGTGGTAGACTGTACTATAACCTTAACAATGTTATCTTCAACGAAAACCTTGTTTGGTGCTTTAGTATCATGTATTACCAGTTTTCTGCTCATCTGGTAACTTCCGCAACTACCTCGAATCTACCCGATAAAATTCTATCTACCGTGGTTCCTGTTTTCAATTCAAGGTCATAGACATGATTTCCCGAAGGAACATTTGCCATTGTTTCTGCATCGACGGTAATGTATATACCACCTGTGGTTCCTGTCGCTCCCACGGAACTAGTATTCAATCTAATACCACCTGTTCCATGAGTTCCACCACCCAATGTAAATTCTCCGGTGGAACCTCCACCAGTTACAGAACCCGATGTCACAGTTGTGTCTCCTGCACCAGTTGGTCCAGTAAGATGTAGTAATACTTGATTGTCACTAACGGACCTTCTTATTTGCATACTGCCAGTATATCCTTCCATATTAATGGCATTATCAGAAGAATCCTTATATGTCAAAGATAGAACGAAAGTCGATCCTTGTTCTGCTAAAATATCATATTCACCTGCTGGCATATTTTTCTCCTATTCTATTCATATTTAGGAAAAAAATACTTCCTATTTCAGATTGAGTGTTTTATTTTTCTTCTGAGTTGGACCTTTTCTTTTCTTTCCTTTTCTATTTTTAAATGTCTTTGGCTTAGACTGTGTTCCAGATTCCAGTTCTGAAAGTTCTTTAATTCTCTTTTCCTGTTCCCCGAGTACTTTATTTCTTTCTTGGATTGCATTAATATAATGATTCATGTTCTCTTTGGTTCTTGTATGATGTTCTTTTGGAAATCTAGGGTTTTCCAAAAGGAGTTTACATGCAGCCAATCCTTCATCATAATTATGAAGATAGAAAGCACAGGCAGCAATTTCATCGAGACACTGCCAATCATATACATCATGCGTAAGGAATAGAATATCATTTTCGGGGTATGGTATACTTAGTGCTTGTTTTGCAAACAAATATCCCAATCTTGGATTCCCATTCTGTCTATATAGTCTTGAAATTTGGTGCAGGGGTTCTGCTCTACAAGGTCTGTAACTCCATGCTTGTAAAAATGCATCTTGAATTTCATTCCAAGGTCTTTCTAAAATACAATTTAGAACTCCTACTCTATACATCGAATAAAAGACTTCTTCTTCCCATCCTCCTGCTTGCGCTCTTTTAATGTACCACTCCTTTGACAATTCCCATTCCTGACAATCAAAATAACTTTGAGCAAGATAGAAAAGATAACGAGAATTATCCGGTTCATAATAGGGAGAATTTTCATTCGTTAGAGCATCAAGCAGAACTTCGGCATCTTTTAAATACTTTTCTTGAGGTGTAACATCAACATTTCTTCCACCTTCTGTTCTTGCTTCAATATGATAATTCCCATCAAGTTTAATGACAACCTGATTGTTTGCGTCCATTGCATCACAAGTTGCATATTCGTGAAGTACCCCTTCATATCTCCACTTTGATTCTAGTCGGAAAATATGATTTCTAAACCAAGTATAATCTCCTCTTTTGATTTTTAGATTATACGCATCTGCGTTCATATTCTTTGGAATTATTGGAGTACCGGCAACACTATCGTCGGCGTCAATCATCCAAGCATATTCCATTTTTCCTTCTGCACACTCTAATGCTTTTGTTCTTGACTTTCCGAAACCTTCCCACGGAATATCTACAATTTCGCCTGGGATTTTCTTTTTATCAAAGAAGTTCTGAATCACCTCTTTAGTTTTGTCGGTAGAACCAGTGTCACATATCACCCAATAATCAATATACTTATAGATGGACTCCAAACATCTTTCAATAACATGTTCTTCGTCCTTAACAATCATACATAGTCCAAGTCTTGGTAAATTCATTTTTTCAACTCCATTGCATTTTGAATAAGTCTAAATCCGGTTCCTTCAATTTTATCAATAACATACTGCAACTCTGCGTCCTTTTCTTCTTGTTTGGATGCAATTTCAGTTGTAACAGAATCTTTATGTATTCTGTTTATTACTGATGGCTCTTCTACAATAACTGGTGGTCCAAATTCTATCGCTAGTCTTTTATACCATTCACAATCCATTCTATATAATACCTTTTCGTCAAAGAGTATTAAATCTTCTGTTCGTCGAACAGCAACCACACTAGGACAACTGATGGTGTTGTTTCCTCTGTGTATTTCGTCATGGTATCTTGGAATCATAAAATTTCCTAGTTCATTGTGTTCTTGATAATAATGTCCACACGCAACCGCAACCCATCCTTTATCTGGGTTGTCTTCCAAAGCCTTCACCATAAGTTCTATGCAATTGGAGGTGTAGAAATAATCATCACACATCATTGGTTTTATTATTTCTCCGGTTGTGTGTTTAACAGCATTGTTCATATTTACTGTTGATTTTCTTTCACCGTCAAAATAGATATACTTAACATCTAAATCATTCTTCCACACCTCGCATAGATTTTTTATATTTTCATCTGTGCTTTGGTCTGAAACAACAACCTCAATGTTTGAGTATGTTTGTTGCTTTATGGTATCGAACAGAATTTCTAAGTATTCTGCTCCTTTCCCATTCATTTCATGAGTTGGTATGCATATAGAAACTTTCAATTCTTTTTCTCCAGTAACTCATCCACAACTTCTTCCAAATGTTTTCCTACTTCATTGAATAATCTCTCGGGGAAAACTCCAGCAAACTGCTTGGACAATTCATAGTTTTTGTTGATTGCACCTTTTCTCTTTTCATAATCTTCGGGTGTCAAAGAATTGCAAACATCCAATATTTCTTGTTCACTATTAACTATGATAATTCCATCCAAGTCAAAAAATTCACCAATATTAGAACACCCATAATAAATTGGAACTGTCTTGGATTGAAGAGAGTCTATTAATTTTTCAGAAAAATAATATGGTTCTCTTGTGTTCTCGACACAAACATTAAACATCACATCAAATAGTTTCTCTTTAGAACCTTCAATTATTGGTGCATCATCTTCTGGTATTGGTACTCTTGAACTGTTATAAAAATATTTTGGGATTGTTATTTTATCTTTTTCTGCCCAGAGTTTATGTCTTAAATCATATCCATCTAATCCCTCCTTGTTGGTGATAAGAAATGATACTCCAAATTCTTTATCTTCGTTTGAATTTTTTGTCCAACAAGTACCCCAAGGAAAGAGAACAGATTTGCAGGAGACATTTTCCAGCAATTCTGGTCTTATTGTTAGGATTAAATCTAAGTCATTTCTGTTTCTAACATTTTCTGCTGGTTCGCAGAAAGGAGATGGTTCTGTGCAATCGACATATACATTATATGTGTCTTTTGGCATTTCATCTGGAGGTAAATCTTTAATGCATATGATTACACGACAATCATATTCTGGGAAATGCGAAAGTTTAATTCCCGGATTATATGCCGGATTAACAAATACCAATGGTCTATATTTATCTTGTGTTTTCATTTTCAATACTCATTTATACATTCTATAATTTTATCTTTATCATCATGAGTCAACCACCAACCCACTGGTATATTTATCATGTGTTTTGTGAACTCATCCACCCCAGGCAGAGAATATTTTTCAATTTCATTAAATACCGAATATGTGTCATTTCTAACATGTACGGAATCACATGCAATTTTATTTTTTTTCATATGCTCTTTAAATTCTTCAATATCATCTACCAATAAAGAATATATCCAAGAAGAAGATTCTGACCATTCTGGTCTATCTAATATTCTAACTCTTCCGTTGGAGATGTTTTCATCATAAAACTTACCATTTTCTTTGTGAGATTTTATTATTGCATCAATATATTTCAGTTGTTCCAGACCAACAACAGCGTTTATGTTGTTCATATGAAATTTATATCCGCACTCAGGAATATCCTGTTCCCATTTAGGTCCTTGGTACTTCCTGTCCAGCCCAAACCATCTTAACTTTTTTCCTCTTTCATATTGCGACTCATCTTTACAATATAAAGCACCACCATCAATGGTAGTTAGATGTTTGATTGCTTGAAAGGAATAACATCCATAATCACCAAGTGTCCCCGCAAATCTTCCTTTATATTTTGCTCCAAGAGCGTGGGCTGCATCTTCGATTACTGGAATATTTTCCTGAACAAATGCGGGGTATCCTTCCACTTGTTCGTGTCTCTTAAAGTTACTAAGAGCATCGACATCAAAAGGTTGTCCTGCCCAATGTACACCTACAATTGCTTTGGTTTTGTTTGTGATTTTGTTTGCAACATCCTTCGGACAAATGTTCCCTGTATTTGGTTCTATGTCTGCCCAAACAATCTTTGCTCCTCTTAGATGTATGGGTTCATTTGTTGCCATACATGTCATTGGAGTAGTTATAACTTCGTCGCCCTCGTTGATATTTGCCAAATGATATGCAAGCGATAAAGAAGATGTTCCGCTATTTGTTAATAGAACTGTTTTCGAGTCTACCAATGACTGAAATTCGGATTCAAACTTATCTGAATATTCACCTTCAGTGATGAAACCACTTTCAAATACCTCTTCAATTTTTTTACCAACACCTTTTGGGTGGTGGATTTTAAACAAAGGAATCATAATGTTTCTAACCATTCTGGATTTTCTATTGTCCACTTAACTGTTTCGTTCATGGAATCTTCAAAGTTTACTGGAAGTTCCCACCCCATTGATTTCATTTTTTCCCCACTGAGACTATACCTAAGGTCGTGACCAGGACGGTCACTGTGGAAATCTACCATTTCATATTTTAAAGGTTTTCCTACTATCTTGGCAATTAATTGTGCTAATTCTAAATTGTCTACCTCTTTCTCTCCGACCACATTATATTTTTCACCTATCTCTCCCCTTTCCAGAAGGAATAAAACTGCGGCCGCAATATTTCGAGCATGAATATAAAAACGACTTCCTGCTCTCTTCTTGTCGGGATAAGAATGAATCATTACTTTCTCGTCATTTAATACTTTCTTTATCACCATTGGAATATATTTTTCAACATGTTGCCTTGCACCAAAAGCGTTCATTACATTAATGCTCATAAGAGGGAGTTTATATGTGTTCTCATATGAAATACAAATTTGTTCTGCGGCAGACTTACTTGCTGAATATGGATTGGTTGGTTTGTGTCTATCCCATTCACCATAAGCAACACCATCTGGTGCAGAACCATATACTTCATCAGTGCTAAAGTAGAAGAACATTTCAAGATTTGGTAAAGTTTTTGCATACTCTAGCATTTCTACCGTTCCGTCAATATTGTTCTTAAAGAATTCTCTAGGATTTATGATGCTGTTATCAACATGAGATTCGGCAGCCATGTGAACAATCACATCAACATTTCCAATTTCTTTTCTTACTCCTTCAGTTATTGGCATTGTAATGTCTATGGAAAAAACTTTTACTCTAGAATTCTCTAAAGCATCAAACGAACGAAGTCGTTCGTATCCCATGCTTGCGTAAGATAATTTATCTAGAATTACAATATTCCAATTTGTTTTACGCAAAAGATGTTCTACCAAATGGTGTCCAATGAAACCACAACCACCTGTAATCAATACCGTTTTGTTTTTCATATGTTATTCTCCAAAAACAATTCTTCTCTCTCCGAGAGTTCAAATGGGGTTTTTTGAAATTCTCTTTCCAATATTCTAGGCTCTTTGACAAAACATTTGTCTATGTCTTGTTCGTCCATTGCCTCTAGAAGTTTTAGGCACGAAAGAACAAAATTTGGAGCGATAGAACATTGTTTAAAATATAAATCTTTTACTGTGTCGGTATCGAGAACAGGATATGTAATTTTACTTATTATTGGACCATAATCATATGTTTTGCCCATTTTATGAAATGTCATACCCTGTTCTACAGCACCTTCTTTTACGGTATGTCTAAGTATATCCAATCCACCATAATTCGGTAGCAATCCTGTGTGGAGATTGTAAATGTTTTTGGGGTTAGGAATAAATTTATCATATTGTAAACACAAAGCAATATCATACTCAACATTAAAGTCAACAATAGGCAAGTCTATGTTTCCAGAAACAGGAGTTCTTCTGCTTTCTACATAACCCACCAACTCATACTTGGATTGCTGTAATCTATCAACAATTAATTGAGCCAAATATGTTGAACCTAGAATAAGTACTTTATTAAAATTCATCAGTCAATCTTTTTCCAATATTCACCCAATACCATTTTTGTATTTGCACTTAAAGTTTCGGCAGTATTATCTTCGAACATATCTTCGAGTGTGACACGAAAATCCATGCTTAATCTTGTTTCATTGGAATCGTTTGTTTCGTTTCCATGTTCAAGGTTTGCACCATCAAAGAAAAGAACTTGGCCATAATTTAGAATATATGGTTTAAAGTCCTTCTTTTCTCTTTCACTTTCAATGATAATTGTATTTGATTTGTTGGTGTCAGTAAATGGCAACCAAAAATTTCTTTCATATGATGCGTGGTTGAAATCAGAATCTCGATGGTATGGTACTGCTCTATTGCCTGGTAAGTTGCAACGAAAAGTTGGTTTTACTTGGAAGATAATAGACTTGTCGAATAAAGGTCTTACGAATTCTTCAACGAACTTATGAAAAGTGGGAATAAGTTTCTCTTCAAATTGAGAATAAAACTTCCGATGGTGGTCGGTATCTTGGTCATTATACTGGTCAGCAAATGCAACCTCGCCTTCGATTGTTTCGTGAAACTTTTCGAGGTTATCATGACCCAGAATATCTTGAATGATTTCTCTAAATGGATACTTTTCTGTATCGTAATTTAAAATTTTAATATCGTCTATTGTTAACATCAATTAATCTCCTTTAAACTATTGTCCAATTTTCACAATATAAATCTTTAATGTCCTTTTGTTCTTTTTCGTTTGGAGTAAACCAAACCTGTGGTGCAATTACTTGTTTGTTTTCATTTTCATTCAACCATGCACCCCACCAACTAAAAGAACTATTTGCTATGATATTGTGATCACATTTGGACATCAAACACATATCTTCTGCGGGACTTCCTCCCTCGGCGAATGCAAAATTACTTCCTTGGAAAAATTGTCTGCACATTTCAATCTCATCCGAAAAGATAACACAAACTACTTTTTTCTCTTCCTTTTGATTCATTAAGTCAATTGCCGTTCTGTAGTATGGAGTTTTGAGTAGAGGAACATAGAAATGTTCCAGAGACTTATAATCTCCCAACCTAACATGCACACCCACAGTAACACAGTCTTCTACAGAATCTTTAATTTGTTTTATCTTAGAGTCGCAATCCTTTTGAATTTCATCGGAGAATTTAAATTCCGAACGAATATCATTTTCAATATGTTTAAAGTATTTTTCTGATTGAAAATATCCATTCAGTCCTGTGTTTTCTCTGATTGTTTCTGGTGAAAATGCCTCTTCGCAAAAATGAAAATGTGGTTCTTTCCATATTCGTTTTGAAGAATGAACCTGTTCCCAGGCGGGTAAGTTTTCTACTTTTGTTAAATTGAAATGTTCATGGAGAGTTGCCATAGTCCCCGTTTTTTCAAAATCATATACGGGATTGTAACCCAGTTTTTCTGCAATACCAATTAAAGCAGAATACTGAAACATTGCGTTGCCTAAATATCCATAATCACCTAGTCTTGGAAAACATAACATAATTTATACTCCTTTTGGTCCTTGTCCATATCCGGGTCCCAACGAACCTGCGCCTTGTGGAATCATCCTCAATGGTTGTTTTGTTAAATTCTCCCATTTATTTGCACTGCTTCTTTCATCTGCTTGATAGAATAAAGGGAGGTGTGTAGTAATAACATTAAAACCGTGTTGAATCGTAGCACACCCCAAATCAAACGGTGTATTTCTATTATAGACGAACTCTTTAGCAATGTCAACAACTGCTTTCTTATATCTTTCTGTTATATGAAGAATAGCATGTGTTGCAAATACACCTTTAATTCTTGCCAAGTTGTTTCCTATATCTTGAGCAAAATACCTACCATCTCCATGCGAGATTCCTAAGTAAATTGCATCAGTATCATCAGGAACATTTTCTATAATCGGAGTATACCATTCTGGAATAAATTTGGCATCATCCTCTAAAATTAGAAGAGGAGTGTCTTTTTCATTTTCAAGAATGTCAATATGAGATTGAGCGCATCCAACATAGTGGTAGATACTTCTATCCGTTCCCGGTGGTGGTTCTATTTCTCTTGCAGATAATCTTTTGTGGTTTTTTATTTCCAGTTCTTCGAACTGCTTTACCATACTCTCTGCATTTTCTTTTGCTCTGTCTAAATTAATCCAACAGCACTTAACATCACGAATATCAATTTTCATAATAAAAACTCCAGTTTATTTTCTTTTCCCTATGTGATATTTAGGGCAAAGTTCCCAGTCTCTTTTTTCTTTATGGGGTATAATTTTCAATTGTTTAATATTTAATACTGGCTCTTCTGTCATATCTGGATTGACGATATCACAGAGTTCCCATTCTTCCAAAAGATTGGCTATTGTGTTTCTTCTTGCAATATCTTCATCTGTTAGATTGGTGGGGAGTCCATCAAGTGCAAAAAGTTCTTTAAAGTGTACAATATAGTATTTTCCTCTCTTGTGCAAGATATGACAAGATTGGTATAACTTCTTTTCTTTTCTTGAGGATATTCCGATTCGAGTCAATGTTTCTTTAATTTTTAAGAAGTCATCGTCTTCGACCAGTTCTACTTCAACCAAATCATCAATGTCTATTTCAATTCTCTCCATGCTCACTTCCTTTATATAATTGGCACATAGGTTTTAAAGTATTTATACTTTTCCGCCCTTTGAGAGTTTATTTTTGATTTGCTGAACCTGTTCGGTAGTGAGAATCTCTAATGCTTCTTTGGCTTTTCTGTTACTAAAATTGAAGTATTCTTTAATTATATCAATATCATCCGGTAGGGTTTCTTTAATCCAAGGACTATATCTATTACTTTTTCGAATAGTGCCCCGAAGAAAATCAAATTGCATCTTTTTATCAGCCTGGCATCGAATGTTCATTTCGTTTGTTTGGATGATTGTGTCGGGGAAAAAGGACAGACATCGATTTACAACATATGGAACATAATCCCTCTCGATGAATCCATCTTCGGAATCCATGAGAGGTTTCTTGCTATTGTTGATTGCCTTTAAATAGTCCCCAAGTTTCATGATATTTCAGTATCCTTATCTACAATAGCAATCACCGATTGCACTTTGATGAGAAGATATCCCATATATGTCTCAACACCGCCTCTTTTGTCATATAGAATATAATCATCTTCTTTGAATTCTGCGGGGAAAACATTTCCATTTTCACCCTTAACTCCGGGCCCAATCGACATCACTCTACCCTTTGCATAGAAGGGATGTTCTCTTCCTTCAAATATGATACCAGAAGAAGTTTGGTTTTTTCTTTCACAAACCTCAATTACAACATTATCTCCGTGTGGTTTAAATCCAGCCATTGTTTTATACTCCCATAGTTACTTCAAAGTGATTTGGTTTGAACATAATATCAATACCCACCTTTACAAAAGGTTTATAGTTATTTTCCTGTAGAAATGAAAAGATTTTATTCATTTCATGTTCATAGTTTCCTTCAACCTGTATTAAACTAAAAGAATATTTCGAAAAATCTAATCCAAGAAAAACATTCAGTTCTCCGCCTTCAACATCAATTTTTAAATAATCTATTTTTGATGGTGCATTGTGTTTCTCTAAAAGAGATGTTAATGTTGTCATTCTTTTATTGACTATACTTTGAGTACCGCCCATTTGTTGAAGTTCATTTGAAATTCTTTCTTTGTGTTCCTCAGAATAATAATCCAACACGCCGCTTAATGCTTCTGTGTATCCTTCATTTTCTGAAAATTCTACTTCTTCTTTCTCTGTGTGTCCTACACAAACATTTTCACATATACAATTTCTAATTTTTATTAGTTTATCATAGCACTGATTGTGTGGTTCTATGCAAATACCATCCCATCCCATTTCTTCAAGAAGTCGGGTGTCATTGCCATCAAAATTTGCACCGACATCTATGAAATATCCTTCTTTCTTGTTTTTGAAAAAATCAACAACAAAATCATCTTGTCCAAATTGAGAGTATGTCATTTCAATTCACACTCAACCATTAGTTCTGTTAGACATGCCGTAAGATTAATTTCTTGGTCAGCCACAAATGCAGACTTGTATTGATAATCAGCAAGAATAAGAATTGCTCTTGGAATACTTTGTGCTTCCATAGTTTCATACAACCCATCATAAATCTTTCGGAAGATTCGTGTTTGGTCATTGTCTAAATTTTCGACAACCCACTTACGAACATCCGTGAAGTTCTTAGACTTCATTGCGGAAACCAATTCATTGATTTTGATACTACCAACTTTGGAAAGAATTCCAATGTCAATTGTTCCTGCAATAGAATATCTCTGGAGTTCATTGATAACTCTACGGAAGTCGGGGAAGTGTCTCATTACCAACTGGACGAGAACCTTCTCTTCATAATTGATTCCCTCAGACTTCAGAATATATTCAATCCTCTTTAAGAAAGAAGATGCCATTGCAGGTTTCTGTTTGTTTGGAATTCGGAATTCAATATTGGTGCATCGAGAATGCAGTGGTTCAATGATTCGATTCTTGAAGTTGCATGTAAGAATAAACCTACAGTTGTTTGCAAACTCTTCAATGAACCCACGAAGAGCCGGTTGCATACTTTGTGCGTTTGCATAATCAAACTCATCAAGAATGACTACCTTGCTTCCACCGGAGATTGAGACACTACTTGCGAAGTTTCGAATCTTTGTTCGCAGTGTATCGATGTTTCCGTCTTCAGAACAGTTGATGATAATCCAATCAAGTCCCATCTCATTACAGAGTGCTTTTGCGATTGTTGTCTTACCACACCCTGCACCACCTGACAGGAGAAGATTTTGCACTTCACCCGAATCTACGATACCCTGAAAAGTATCCTTAATGTCTTTTGGTAGAATGCAATCTTCAATTGTACTTGGGCGATACTTTTCCACCCACAAAAAATCTTTTGTTGCTTCTGCAACCGTCATACTATATCCTCCAAAGATACTCCGTATCCATTCCAAAGTTCGTGTTCAATCATTTCGTTAATCATAATATCAAATGTATATCTTGGTTTCCATCCCAGTTTCTCTCTCATTTTGGTAGAGTCACCTTTCAGGTCTTCGAGTTCCTCTGGACGGAGATACTTCTCATCAACCATTATATAATCTTTATATTCCATGTCAAGAACTTTAAATGTATATTCACATAGGTCTCGAACAGTGTGTGACACGCCTGTTGCACAAACAAAGTCATCTGGTTCTTCTTGTTGCAACATCATCCACATTGCTTCGACATAATCCTTCGCATGTCCCCAGTCACGACTTGCATCTAAATTGCCCAATGCAAGTTTATCTTGTTCGCCCATCTTAATGGCACATGCACCCTTTACAACTTTATTGGTTACAAAATTAGAACCTCGTCTTGGTGATTCATGATTGAAAAGAATGCCATTTGAAATGAACATGTTATATGAGTGTCTGTAGTTTCTTCCTATATTATAGGCAAATACCTTTGCACATCCGTATGGACTCACTGGTTGCATTGGGGTGGTTTCTCTTTGGAAACCGTCATCGTCAATACAGTTACCGAACATCTCTGATGAAGATGCTTGATATATCTTCACATCGGGACATGCAATTCTACATGCTTCGAACATATTAAGAACACCCAACCCAGTTGCACATGCTGTATAAATTGGCACATCGAAACTAATTCTGACATGCGACTGTGCAGCCAGATTATAAACTTCATCTGGTTGAACTTTTTGCAGGATATGAATAAGAGAAGATAAGTCTTCTAAGTCTCCATAATATAAATGTAACTTGTCAAATACATCATCCAGTCTTGCTGTCTGATTTTCTGAAACAGAATTTCTCTTAAGGACACCATGAACCTCGTATCCTTTTTCTAAAAGAAACTCTGCCAAATACGAACCATCTTGTCCGTTAATTCCTGTGATTAATGCTTTCTTCATTTTAACTCCTGTTTAACAAATCAGTAAGCCAAGCAACATCTTCTACTTCAACCTGATGATTGTTGCCAATATAAAACCCATTTTTATGTACTACTTCTGCATTAGTATCATATCTCTTTTGGTTTACTCTTTCCATGAACGGATGTCGATACAAGTTGCCTGCAATGATAGGTCTTGTTTCTATCCCTTCCTTCTCAAGAGTATTTCTAAGTTGTTTTGCGTCACCTGTCTTGCAAATAACAGGGAAGCAGAAACTACAATTTCCTTCTGTTCTGAAATCTGCGTGATACTTTTCCGGGTCTAGTGTCGTTGCAAACTTTTCGAA